CAATCACACCAAGATATGCACTTCAGCTGATGGGAACAGAAGCCTGTCGTAATACATTAGGTGAAGATATCTGGGTATATTCTCTCTTAAAATCTCTAGATACAACCAAGAAATATATCATTACAGATGTCAGGTTTCCTAATGAGATCAAGATGATTAGAGAAGTTTTTGGAACAATCATTCGAGTACGTCGAGGAGAAGAACCGGAATGGTATGATACTGCATTGATTCAGAATAAAGAATTGTCTAGAATTGATATGATGAAAAAGAGTTATCCTAATGTACATTTTTCGGAGTGGGCGTGGATCGGAACAGAACCGGATTATTTAATCAAAAACGATTCTACTATGGAAGTTTTAAAACATAAAGTAGAAATGGTTAGACAATTCATAGAGAAACCGTTATAATGTTCTATACTAAAACAGTGAGGAAACAAAATGAATTTGAGTAAAGCATCTGTAGAAATCCTTAAGAACTATGCTACGATCAATCAAGGTCTGGTTGTTAAAGAAGGAAAATCTCTACGCACTATCAGCCCTAATAAAGCTGTAATGGCAGAAGCAACTATCGAAGAAGAATTCGATCGAGAATTCGGAATTTATGATCTACACAAATTCCTTGGGCTGATCTCGATGGCAAAGGATACTGTTTCTATTGAATTGGGTGATGAGTATGTGACAGTAAATCATGCTCTAGGTAAGATTCGTCAACGATATAGCCCAACAAATCTGATCCTTTCGCCACCGAACAAAAGTATTAATATCACCGAATATGCAGTCGAACTAGATCTTTCCGAAGATAAATTGGAATGGATCTTTAACGTGGCAGCAATTCTCAAAGCACCTAATGTCGTTATTCGAGGAGATGCAAACGGAATCGAAATTGCAGCTATGGATGTTAAAGGTGAAATTGTAGATGATGCATCCACATTCGTAGATGGTATTGCTACTGTAGAATTTCAAGCTGTTATTAAGGTAGAGAACCTGAAACTTATTCCCGGCGAGTATAAGGTTAAATTATCGGATAAAATGGTTTCGAAATTCGAACATGCAACCAAGAAATTGCATTATTTTGTAGCTCTTGAAAAAGATAGTTCTAAATTTAATTGAGATAACTAGGGGAATTTATTATGTCGCTGCACACTTTAACTCAAGAACAACGTAAAGCATTAAAATCTAAGATTGATGAGATCAGTAATTCTATGACTCGCGTAGAGGCAGAACGAGATCTCGTCAAAGACATTTATGAAGGAATTAAAGACGAATTTGAGATTGCACCCAAAGTTGCTCGAAAGATCGCGAAAACATATCACAAAAGAAATATCCACGAAGTTGTTGCTGACGCAGAAGAACTAGAAGAAATCTATACCGAATTGTTCCCTACTATCTAAGGATATCACATGTCAGATATTGATGAAATTCTCTGGGTAGAACGATATCGTCCACATAAAATTCAAGAGTGTATCCTTCCGCAGGAATTGAAGGATACATTTCAAGAATATGTCGATACACAAACAATCCCAAACACGATTTTTGCCGGTGGAGCTGGTGTAGGTAAGACAACCGTAGCAAAGGCTCTTTGCGACGAGGTTGGTCTAGACTATATCATGATTAATGGTTCGGATGAATCGGGAATCGATATGCTTCGAGTGAAGGTGAAAGGATTCGCCTCGTCTGTCTCATTGTACGGTGGGCGTAAAGTTATTATTATCGACGAAGCCGATTATCTAACTGGAAATGCGCAGGCAGCTTTTCGCGGAGTAATCGAAGAGTTCTCTACAAATTGTTCCTTTATCTTTACATGTAATTACAAGAATCGAATTATCGATCCTTTACATTCTAGATGCGCTGTGATAGACTTTAAACTGAAACCTTCTGATAAAGCTAAGATGGCTTCTCAGTTCATGAAGCGTGTTCAAACAATTCTAGAAACAGAAAAGATCGAATACGAACCGAAAGTAATTGCAGAACTTATCACCAAACATTTTCCAGATAATAGACGTATCCTGAACGAATTGCAACGATACTCTATTCGTGGTAGAATTGATACGGGTATCCTTGCAAACAATACCGACGTTAAATTTTCTGAGTTAGTGAGTGCTCTTAAATCAAAAGATTTCAATTCAGCTAGGAAATGGGTAGCTGCTAATCACGATGATTCAAACGAAATCTTCCGAACAATTTACGAAAAGATGTCGGATATCTTGAGTCCTAATAGTATTCCTATGGTGGTGGTTATTCTCGGAAAGTATCAGTATCAAGCAGCATTCTGTGCTGATAGCGAGATTAATCTTATGGCAGCGATAACCGAAATAATGGTCGAGGCTGAATTTAAATGACCGATCTATTCCGTGATATCATTCCTAGCATTATGTTATCTAAGAAAGATGTCTTGGTCGATGAACTTTCTGTTAAGACTTATTCTCCTTTTGTGGTGAATAAGTCTCTTTCTTACCATATAGATTGTGTCTTGTATGCTAATGAAATGAATATGAATTATAATCTGAGCAATAAAATGCAATATGATTATCTTCTATCTAGCATTAGACCGAGGAAAAGACCGTTCATGAAGTGGGCGAAGAAAGTAAAACAGACGGACGTAGATAACATAAAACTTTATTTCGGATATTCAACAAGAGCCGCGATTGAATTATTGGAATCTGAGGTTCTTTCCGAAGGACAATTAAAATATATCAGAAAACAGACCCAAATCGAGGACTAAATATCTGAACTAATAATATAAAAGGTGTTTTATTATGGCAGATATATTTTCAGGGCTAGGTGTAGAAGTAATTCTCAGAGAACCCGATGATTTCTTAAAGGTAGCAGAGACTCTTTCCCGCATAGGAGTCTCTTCCAAAGGGCAGGATAAACCGACATTATATCAATCTTGTCATATTCTCCACAAGAGAGGCAAGTATGCTATCATGCACTTTAAAGAACTTTTTGCATTAGACGGAAAACCATCTAGTCTGAGTGATTCCGATATTGCGCGCAGGAATACTATTGCTAACTTGCTGATGGAATGGGGTTTGATTGATCTTGTCGATTCAGAAGAATCCAAAGAACCTATTGCTCCTCTTTCTCAGATCAAGATCGTCTCATTCAAAGATAAAAACAATTATAACCTGGTAACCAAATATAGTATAGGAAAGAAAAAGTGAACAAATTTGATTTTCTTTATTTCGATATGGCAGAGCGTATTGCTCATCTTTCCCATGCTATTAGATTAAAAGTGGGTTGTGTTATTGTAAAAGAAAATCGAATTCTTTCTTATGGCTATAATGGTACTATCGCAGGATTTGATAATAATTGCGAAGAACCAATCTATATGCCAACCGAAGAGCTCACCCTTCTCTCTACGAAAGAACTATACGAAAAATATCCTAATGTAGACGAAGTACATGGTAGATATTATCTTAAAACAAAAGATAGTGTTGTCCATGCAGAATGCAACGCGCTATTGAAGATATGCAAATCCCACGAGAATAGTTCCGGGGCATCTGTATACCTGACACACTCTCCTTGTATCGAATGTGCAAAAATGATTGCATCTTCCGGTATATCGAAAGTGTTTTACATTCACGAATTCAGATCGACCGCAGGGATCGACCTTCTATATCAATGCAACATCGATGTTCAGAAAAAGCCTATGGCATAAATACTTTTATTTAACGTAGGAGCCTAAATGAAGAATTTTATAGACTTTTTAGCCGAACAACAAAATACCGAGAAGTATGCCTATTTTAGAGGTAGAATTCTTGTATTGGGTTATGGTAGTGTGGGACAGGCTATTCTTCCTCTATTACTTCGTCATATTCAGTTAGACCCCAAGAAAATTACTGTACTAGAGAAAGATAATAATAAGGATATTTTCGATAAGCGCCACAGAGGTACAGGTATTGCTTATGTAAGAAAGGAAATTGGTCCATCTAACTATAAGAAAGAATTATCTAAGTATGTCGGTGACGGTGACCTAATTGTTAATTGCAGTCTCAATATAGATGCCGAATCTATCCTTACCTGGTGTATGGATAACGGTGTAATGCAGATTGATACATCTCTAGAAAGATGGGATCATGATCAGGACGAAAAGATACCTAATCCTGCAGAACGTACTCTGTACCATACTCATAAGGTATTGAGAGAAGCCATGAAAGATTATGGCGTAGGAAAACCTACCTGCTGTGTTACCCATGGAGCTAATCCTGGTTATGTAACTCATTTAACCAAACGAGCTCTTTTGGATCTTGCTAAGTCCAAGAAAAAGAATGTAGATGTCCCGAAGGACAGAGAAAGCTGGGCACAGCTGATGAAGTCCCTAGGTGTAAAAGTAGTTCATATAGCAGAACGCGATACGCAAGTAATCGACGATCCTAAACTGAAAGGTGAGTTTGTTAATACCTGGTCGTGCGAAGGATTCTGGGCAGAGGGACGTGCTCCTTCTGAGATGGGATGGGGAACACATGAAGAAAGAAACCCAGTCGGCGGCAAATCCCAAGCGACAGCAGCCTATCTAGATTCTCCGGGTGTTGCTAACTTAATGAAATCGTGGGTTCCTAAAGGTGGTCAATATAACGGATATCTCGTTCAGCATTCGGAATCAGTAACTATTAGCGAATACTTCACTACCGAAGATGGTAAATTTAGACCTTCTGTGTATTATGTTTATCAACCATGCGATGCTGCTATCACTTCGGTTCACGAAATGCGTGGACATGAATTGGATCTACAAAACAAACTAAGAATCATTAAAGACGAGATTATATCCGGTATCGATGAATTGGGTGTACTTCTTTTAGGTGACGGTTTCTGTCATTGGCACGGTTCTCAAATGTCGATCGAAGATGCAAGAGCTCTTATACCGGGCGAAAGTGCTACATCCGTACAGGTAGCCGGTTCTTTGCTTGGCGCTATTTGTTGGATGATTCAGAATCCTAAGATGGGATATACCGAACCCGAGGCAGTACCTTTCGATTTTGTTCTTGAGATTGGTGACAGATACTGGTCACCACTAGCGTCGGTGGGTTCTAATTGGACTCCTAATATCGACAAGAACTCGCTTTTCGCACGCGAGTATAATTCCAAGAACCCGTGTTCGTTCGAAAACTACAGGGTCTGGTCATAAAGACCCCTTAACAATCAAGCACTTACAAGAAACCCTAGTCAGGTCACTCGCTAGGGTTTTCCTTTGAGGAT